CGGGTCTTGGCCGTTGGCTGTATCGAGCATAGCTTCTGCGCCAGAGCCGAACAGAATACCAGCTTCTTGCGGTTTGGGGATACGAATACCATTCGGCAATATCCAGTTGGTCATCTTGACATTCGGGTCAAGTTCTTTATACCAATCCTCATCGTGATTCCATAACCACAGCACTATGGACGGCAGAACTATATAGGTACCGATGCGAAGCAAGGTTCTTCTCGGGTCGGCCTTGTACATTCTGTACAGCTTATCGCCGCCTTGAATACATGCGTTGAAGAACGGAACCATGCGATTGATTTGCTGGCCCGTAGCGCCACTGCGGCCGAAATTTAGAGTAATCTCCACTGCGTCGTAAGCGGCTTGGTCTACGCTCTTGCCTTTCTCTCTTGCCCGCATGAACTCGCCCATACGAGTACCAGCTTCGGCAAGGTTGCTAATCCATTCCAGACCTTCTATCGGTTTATGGAAGATACCTTTAATAATATCAAGCAAGCCAAGCTCCTGCCATTTTTTGCCGCCAGCCATGCTTTCGAGGCTACGCATAACCGATTCGCCATCGCCATAGAAGTTAGACGAGATAACGCCACTTGCGTTAAACTCGCTTCTCAACCGCTGATTATTGAGCAATGCGTTCATGCCGCGAATACTGTCATAAATCGGAACGAAGCCATTTTTCGAGGCAATTCCCGCAAACAATGTGTCACGAATGAGATTGCGAAGAATAAAAGACGGAGACATTGTAGAACCAGTTCTCAGCCATTGAGCTGGCTTAGTCAGTAGAGCCATTTCGATTTTCACCAACGGTTCTACCGCCGCGGTAATAGCCGGGTACATCTCCGGAATTGTCTGATAGGAGTGCTTCTCGCCATTGAACATTACCGTAAAGATGCAGTTCTTAGCATCTCCGCTATTGCCTTTAACCTCTTTGATGTAATCGTCGAGCTTGTATTTGCTTGCCTGTTTAACAGCGTACTGGCCAACTCTGTTACGCTCTGCCTTCTGCGTCAATGCGTTGATGGATGTAACAATAGTTCTGAGCGGCGGCACTATGTCGCGCTCGGAACCTTCACTGCTACGATTTTTCAGCGGAGCGGACACGTTCGCAAGGCCTTTGCCGGAGTTAATCTGGTCGATAAAGCTATCAACAGCGGCGGTATCACTAAAATCACGCATCAGCGGGCAATAAGCCTTGTAACGAGATTTGGTTGCCAAGTATCTGTCACCAGTAATCAAACCAGTGTTATACAGAATGTCCAGCATGTTGTTGGTGATGCCTTTAAACATCTTGGCGTATTCTTTAAAGCCAACAGGGGCTTCTCTGATAACCTGTCGGATTTCCTGCTCGGTCATGCCACCCGGAAATTTATAAGGTTCAAAGATAGGCTTGTCGCCATGTGAGCCTTTCTTCTCCCATTCGGCTACACTGCGGTCATAGTCAAGTCTGTGATTCTGTGCGGACTCCAGCAAACTTCTGGCAACCAAATAATTTTCGATTGCACTGATGCGTTCTTCAAGTTCCGCCTTACCTTGCGGATTAGTGGATTTAACATAATCGGCAAATCTACCAGCCTTCATATCTTTACCGATTTTCTCCATGAGCATCTGCAAGGAAACCATGTTCTTGATGCCGTATTTATTCGCTGCCTGTTTCAGCTCATCCGCATTGCCTTCGAGTAGAGCCATTGCCATGCCAGAAGCGCTATTTGCTACCATGTTCATGCGACCAAGGATAGTATTAGCTCCGTCAATTTTCTTGCCACTCGCCTTTGCGATTGCATCATCAAGCAGATGCAAGGCATCATACTTGTCAACGAAGTGCTTATAGAACTGGCCTTTGGCATTGAGTATCCATTCTTTAACCTTTTGAGTTCTAGTTTTAGGTTCCTCTCTGGCAATTTTAGAGCCGAGTTTCTGCGCTGCATTGGCGGGTTTTTCACCCTCGTGGCGCTTGTTGACGTACTTTCTGGTCGGGAGCTTTTCTGTTACTTCCTTAACAGCTTCAACACCGTTTTTGCCACGGACGATAGTTACGCCACCGACTTCGTAGGAATCAATCTTGCCCGCTTTGAAATCCTTGCGGAGTTGGCGCAACTCTTGGGCACGAATCTTGGCACGCTCTTTCTGGGCTTTGCCCTTCTGCTTCAAGTATTCACCCAAAGCTTTCTGGTGCTCGTTCATGATAGCAGTGATTCTGTTATCGCCAGCGCCAGCAGCATAGGCTTCCTCTAGCTTATTTTTGTAAGCCTCGTTAATGCCTGTGATGCCTAAGTCTTGAGAATGTGATTTAGAACGAGCGGAGAATAGCGTTTTCCCATCGCTGTTTCTAACATTACCTAGCTTTGTCCCTTTCACAAGGTCTCCGATAGGCATAGCCACGAATTCCTCTATTGTTAAGCTGTTAAGTTCATTCTTGCTCCACGGAGCAAAAGTATCTTTTAAGAAAGTCCAAAAATCATTAAGCCACTGTTTTAGTGCATTCACCACACCGTTTGAAGCATTTATGTTTTTGAGTATTTTCTCACTGTTTTTGCCAGTCAACCTAGAATGAACTTCACTTGCAACAAGATTTTCATCGTCTTTGATATTTTGATATGCGACATCGTTAACCACGTCGCTCCACAGCTCAGTTTGCTTCAAAAGCTCTACACCTTTATTCCAAAGCTCTGGATTTTTTTCTCTGACGGCTTTGTCCCAAATATGGGTATACTCATGAACCGGAGTATTTGCGTCTAGCAACTCTCTGTCAATATATATTTTCCCATCTTTCACAAAACCATAAACTTCCCCTCGCGAAGTTCTCAAAAATTGAGGAGCTTGAGATTCTGGATTATTAAACACCGCCTTGCGAATTCGTTCCCGCTCTGCACGAAGGTCTGCGTCTGAGCGCTTTTTGTACTTCCAGTCCTTGCCGTCATTAAGCTCTTTGATTCTTTTTTCGTTTTCAGCCGCAATCTTTTCAATTTCTCTTTTATGCGCTTCGACGAATTCTAGCGTTTCACCTTTACTAAGAGCCTTTTCGCCTGCAATCTTTTTGGAATCGGAGGTAATTTGAGCCTTTAATTTACCGGACAGTACCTGTTTTCTCCATACCAATTCCTCGTTATAGCCAGCTTTGACTAATATTCTTTGGCGTTCTTCATCCGACAAAACATGGTCGAATTTAATACCGCTGGCAATTATCCAGTTGGACAAATTGCCTTCTTGGAACATATAATAACCGCCGAAAGGAACCAAACCACGAATGTCTTTTTCTCGGCCCGGGTTGCTCTCTGCAACATCTGTATAATCATTAGTCGCGTCATAGTGAACTTCAACCCAAACACGCTTGGAACCTTTTGGATGGCCAATGCCTTGCTTTGTTGGGTAAACCATTTGCGGATTCAATGTATCGCCAACTCCCATCAAATGATAGGATGCGGGGACACCAGTACCCATATGCCAACCATATCTAGGGGCAAGGCTCATTGTTTTTACTCCGCCCTTTTCATCAGGCGTAAAACCTTGCGCCCAATTCCAGTTTCCTAGTTTATGCGATTTTTCCACGCCAGCAAACAGCGCGTGAAGAGTACCGTCTGGATACAGTTCCATGAGCTTGTACGCCTTACCGATTTTTTTAGGCACATACCCCTTTGGCTTTTCGCCAACGAAAGCAACTCCATACATGTCTTTCCCGTTTAAGGTTTGCTTAACCAAAGTTAAGTCTGGAACTCTGGTTCCTTCTGGATACGAAATTACCAACTTCTGAATAACATCATCGTCAGAAGCCTTTTGGACTTCTTCGCCTAGAACTCTCTCCATCTCTACCTTGTTTGTTACAACCCTAACGCCAGCATTTCGGATAAGGCTAATGAGCTGTTGACCTTTTTCTTTCTCTTGTGCTATACTGTCATTAGTGGAAGAAATAGCGGCATTGGTGCCGGTTCCGGACGTATGGGAAGAGTTGTTTTTAACAGACCTTCCCCCGCCAAGAGGCTGTTTCTTCCATATTGTTTTTGTTTGGAGAGTTTTATTTTCGCCAGACAAAAGCTCCACTATATACATCGTGCCATCGGGGTATTCTTTTATATATTTAACAGTGAACTCACCACGGTTCGATGCGTTCCCTTTAGTAATGCGAGTAGGAGCATCCAATGTATCAATGTACCTATTGTAATCTTCTCTGCTTAACGGAATGTTATCCGTCTTTCGCTCATGCCCTTTGCCGTGGTTGTTCCAGCTATGGCGAATTCCATTGGCATTTAAAACGTGCTTATAGCCGCGGACATCAAATCCCGCGGTTTTTTTTATTGCTTCTATTTCCTGTTTTGTGAGTGGGCGAATGGTCAGCGGCTCACGCTCCACATGAGCAAAAGCATCATCAATAAATCGAGACACTTCTTCCTCGCTAGGCTCCAGCGCTTTTTCACTTTGTTGAATCAAAAATTGTGGTTCGGCAAATTGTTTGTTAGCAACCCCCTCGTTTGTCCTAGCGTCCAATTCGTCCCTAAACTCATCGTAAGCATCAAGCACCTTGTCTGCGTCTTTTGTGTTAAAACCGTTGGGAATTTTGCGAAGCTCGTCCGCCTTTGCGAGTAACTTGAATTTCTTCTGAGCGTCGACTTTGCCAGTTTCCTTGTCAAAAACATCATCAATTTCGGCTTTTAAGGCATCAAATTCTTTTACTCTTTGCTCTGCGCTCTTTCCTACGACAGATGCTGCGTCAGAAGGTTTTTCTTTAGACTCTTTTTGAATAGCCTTTTCCAGCTCTTTATCAGCCTTTTTAAAGGCATCTTCTGCTGCGCCAAGATTGTTGATTTTTTTAAGAGCCTGTGCCAACCTATTCATATATTTGGTAATAGTATCCAGCTCTTTTTCTGTCGCTTTGGTGTAGGTTGTGGTCAAAAACTCATGGAACTCGCTATCCTCATCCTTTGAGTATTCAGAGATAAGCAAATCGAGAGTATCCTCGTCATCGAAGTTATTAATAAGGTCGAGAGCCATTGCATCGAGCACATAAGAATCTCCGTCAACTTCCATAGGAGTGTTATATTCAACAATAATATCCTGTTCTTCTTCGTTAAAGGTATTCAGAATATTATTGGCCAACTCTGCGGTAATAGCTTCGTATCCGAATGTATCGCTTTCAACATTGCCGTCCTCATCCACGGGGCGCAGATTCATGGCATTGTTTATATAATCGTTTACCTTGGCGGTTCCGTCAACGACCTTCGCTTTTGCTTCCTTCGCCTCAGCTTGAATTTCTGCTAGTTCTATCGCCTTTTGAGCCTTGCTTTTTGCTAACCGCAAAACCATCCTTTGAGTTTCTGTATACGGAGTGCTGCCGGGATTGCTGAGATTATCGGCGGTTTGCGCAAGACTTTTCTTTTTTAGTGAAATATCTTCACCACTCATTTCAAACAAGGATTTGATAAAATCTGCAATCTTCTCAAGCTTATCTTTGAGCTTGTCTTTGGCTGTAGGCTTTTTCTTTTCCTCTTTTTTGTTCTGGGCATTTGCGTTAGCGGCAACCTCTCTCTGCTTACGAAGTTCTTCTTCTCTGGCTGCTTTAGCTGCTGCGGCTTCTCGGCGAGAGTGTTCTGCGCTCAACTTCTTTACGTAATCGCCGTACACGTCTTTAATCTCGCCTTTTTTAAGTTCCCCGACACCGATGCTGCTTAATTTTTCTACAAGATTATCTCTTACTTTTTTAAGAGCATCCTCTGCCTTTGTATAATCGCTTTTTGGTTCGCCCATGTAATCATCAAAAACTTTTTTCGCTTCGTCTTTGGCGTTTTTGATTGCCTCTGCTCTCGCTTGAGCTTTGGCATTTGCAGCATCAGTGTCGTTTTGAGCAGCAATGACTTGCAGCTTCTTCTTCATCTCGCTGAGATATTTTTTTACCTTATAAGGCTTTGTGTTTGCCTCGTCGGCGGGCAGAATAGCAAAAGGAGTGTCCTTGTTGTAAATTTGAACCAAGGCACTCAATTCTTCAATGGCTTCTTTTACAGGCAGCTCTCCATCTTCGTACTTCTTGTAGATAGAGTCAACGATTTCCTTTAAGCGTTTAGAGTTATACTCTTTTGCCGCAGGTCTATCTTCAACAGCCTTAATATTGCTGATTGGCTGAAAAATGCCGTTGTTGTCTTTGAAGTCTGCATACTTTTCTGCAACATTCTCAACAGTAGCAGGTTCAGATGTGTCTTGGGTTTGGCTATTTTCTGCTTTGGCTGGCTTGGAAGGCTCGCCCGGTGTTGTGGTTTGCTCGCCGCCATCCACGTCACTTGCGGGATTCTCGACATTCTCGTCGCCGCCATCTGCACCGGATTCTTCTTTAAAGGAAAGTAAAAATTCTTCCACCTCGTCGATGTTTGCGAATTCACCACCATCAACAAACATACCATTGGCTGCCCGAAGCTCTATGCTCACATCACCGTCCGGGAGAACTTCTATTTCTGCTGTCACGGCTCCGTTTATAGGTTTATCTATTGTGTAACTGTGATACGTTCCGTTATTATTTCCTGCTGGGTTGGTTTTCCAGTTGCCGATTTGAGATTTGAAACCGACTTCATCTCCATCATCTCCATCATAAGTGTTTGCTCGCTTAGAATTGAGATATATTTTCAAGTCTTTTTTATTTTCGACGAAAACGGCTTCATCTCCATCCATTTTGTTTGCGTTTTGCAAATAAACGTCAAAATACTCAACATATCCCCTGTCGTCTCTAACCGCTTCCACATGAGCACGGGTGCCACCCAATGCGTTCCTCGAACCCTCTGGTAGTGAATAATACGCTTCGTCTTTTGCTATATTGTCGCCATCTAACACCCAATTTCCTATTTTTTGAGGAAATAAATTGTCGTTGATGATATAGCTCAGCAAGATTGCTTTGTTGCTAAAGTTTTTCCATTCAGCTCCAATAGTTCCTTTTTTTCCGTGCTTTACTCTAAGGCCTTTAATATCAACCACATATCTGTCGGTTATGCCGTCACGACCGTAGACAACATACAAAGGATAACCTTTGTACTCGCCATCCAATTTAGCATAGCCAAGGTTGTTAGGAAGAGCGTTATTGCTTTCGCCACCGTTAGCATCGCCGTCACCACCAGCGTTATCGGGAGTTCGTTCTGCGCCGTCAGAAGCGATGTATTCCATAAGTTCTGCTTCATCGTCGAACTTCTTCCATTTCGCTTTACCTATGTCCTTGGTACTCTTTTTGACACGCAAGTCCTCAAAGTCTACGAGGTATTTAACGCCGTTTTCATCCTTATACAGTGCAAAACCTTTATACATGCTATCGAGTTTCTTGTTTCCGATTTCCTTGGGAGGCTCTTTGGTATCCTGCGCGTTATCCTCGCCGCCGTTGCCACCTTGTTTGTCTGCGGGAGTTGCAGGAGTTGCAGGAGCTGCGGGAGCTGCGGGAGCCTTAATTAAAGTACCCGTATTATCTGCAACGCCAGCTTTGATTTCGTCATAGCGTTGTTGAAGCGCGTTAGGTATGGATACGCCAAACTCTCTCGCAGTGTCAACAAGATTGATAACATTATTGCCTTTAACCGCAGTTTCTAATTTGGCAGTTTCAGTCTTATTAGGTGCTTTGCCGTTCGGCTTCTTTATCAAATACTGTTTAAGGGTATTTAGAGTTTTGGTTATATTGCCCTTTACGACATTCTCGTGCCTTCTAGACAGTTCGGCTTTATCATCATCGCTAAGTGTCCAAGATTCAGCGCCATTAAGAGCCACATCAAGTGCTGCAAGTTGTTTGGCAGGAGTGAATTTATTGAGGTCTGCAGCAGCTCTTTTATCTCCTTGAATTGCCAAACGTGCAAGAGCAATAACATCGGGCGAATCGTTTACCCACTTCTTTAAATTAAGGTCTGTCTGAGCTTTTGCTACATTAAAAGACTTGCCGTCATCAGACACAAGCGCCTGTTCTGCTGGTTTTCCCTTGCTTAAAGTAGCCAGCAAGGATGCTTTGCGGCTTTCAATGAAAGCTGTGGCTGGTTCGTGTTTTAACGGCTGCTGCACTGGTTGTTCAACAGGAACAGCGGGAGTAACTGGCTGTTGCATGTTAGTTGTTGCGCTTGCTGGCGCAGTAACATCGCCACCGACAGATGGGGCGGGGTTTCCATTAGCCATTTGGTCTACCGCAGCATTAACACCAGCGTTTGCAGTCTGTAGCTGCTCATCTGGGGTAGATTCTGGAGTAACACTAGGTTCTTGTACCGCTTGCTGCGACGGGTTCTGCCAGCCGAATTTCATGGCAGTGGTTTTAATCAAATCCGGGTTGTCGCTCTCGTTCGCTGCTTCGATTTCGCTGCGTTGTTCTTCGCTAAGCTCGGGGTTTTCGTAAGCATCATCCAAATAGCATTGAGCTTGCATAACATTTTTCACTTCTTGTTGCAGTTCCGGAGATAGTTGCGGTGTCTCAGTAGCAACAGCCTGTTCCTGTTCGCTCTTGCTGTTAAGATAGTTGCTGCCAGCTCTCATTGCGGCGTTACCGCCACCGATAGCCAAGCCGCCTACGCTGCCTACGGCAGCCTGTTGCAATGCTTCATCGCTCCACTGTAAAGGATTTACTACACCGAATAAACTCTGTTTGCCTTGCGCATATTCATGGGTGGATTGCTGCATACCTTCTTCCCAAGCGTTTTGCAAGCTTTCACGGGTAATGTTGCCCAAGATAGATACAAGGCCTTCCTTTGTCAGTTTCTTGCCAGTAGCCTTCTCTGCCTCTTTTAAGAATAATCCACCCAAGCCAGCAGATTCGATTGTGTTGCTAAAAGCCAGCAAAGGCATTTGTACAGCACCTACAACAAGAGCCTGCTTGCGAGCCTCATCAATGCTTGCGCCGCTTTCAAGTGCTTCTGCGCCAGCATTACCCATTTCGGAAGAAACTTCAACAGGTGTTTTTAAAATGTTCAAGGCATAGAGGTTGCCCATCGGGCCATCCAGTACCTTTGCAAGTTTGGGCATACCTGCTTTGGCGGCAGCTCTGCTCATGCCTCCGCTGATTTTACCTGCAAGAGCAAGACCTCTGGCCGCGCCGCCAACACCTGCTGCACCGCCAACGCCAAGAGCACCAAGAGCTGCGCCGCCAGTTGCTGCAACGGCGGCAGTCTCTGCACCAAGGACAGCCGAAGAACCAAGCATATTGCCAACGTCATATGCCGCGCCCTCGCCATTAGTCCAGTAGTCGCTGGCAAAAGGAATCATATCTGCAATAGTATATTCTTTTTTGCGGGCGTTGTTCTGCATAGATTCGCCCAACGCATTGGCTGCGGCCCCATCTCCAATGCCCATCAAGTTGCTCAACTGCGCTTGACCTTGCAGTACGCCCAAGGCACCGGATTTAAAGCCTCTGGTAAACCCCCAACTGTCGTCTTGAGGCATACCTTGCTGCGCTGTAGGCAGCGCGCTTTCGTCGAGGTTCATTTGTTTCATATAAGCATCGGCGTATTCGTGTGCTGGCATGTTGCCTAACTGTCGCATACGCTCGGAAAAGTTTTTATACCCTTCGCTTGGGTTTTCATAATCAAACATCATGTTCCTCCTAGTGGTTTTTAACCCAGTTTGCAACGTCTTTTAATTTAAAGTTATCCCAGGCTTCTCCCAAGGCTTCTAGGGATGCCAATATGCCAGTATGTCCGTTGGCGTTTGGAACTTCCTCTGGCTCTGGAGTAGATGTCGAGGTATTGTTGCTCAAAACAGCATCAAACTCTTCTCTGCCGCCCTCGCTATCGGGGTTTTCCATATCTCCGTATGTATCTCTAAACCACTTATCTACGATTCGTTGCTCATCTTCGCCAAGCCCGCTATCAAAGTAAATCCAGTTGCGGGCTTCGTCATAAGTCAGCTCGCCGTTGCCAATAGCTTTTTGAAGTTCGGCTTTAACCACACTAGCTGGAACAACATAATTATCGCCAGCCATGTAACGGTCGTAAGCCCTTAGTACATTAGTAGCGGATTGTTTCAATTCTGGACTAGCGTTCGGATTTTCTAAAACAGACCTAGCCCACTCTACGCGCTTATCCCATGTTGGGCCTTTGCTCATAGAACCACCGCCAGCCACGCTTCTGCTTCTGCCGCCGCCATAGCCACCTCCGCCGCCTCTGCTACCTCTGCTGCCTCTGCCACTACCGCCATAACTATACGAGGGCGCTTTACCAGCAATGTAACCCATGCTCTGCAAATCTTTCTGAGAGTAACGGGTGTCACCTGTTTCGAGGAAGTTCTTGGCTTCCTGCTCAGAATAGCCACGGTTTTTCATCAGCATCTTAACAGATTGGTCGTATTTATACTGCTCCAAGAAGTCGCTCTGATTACGTTTAAACTGACCGGACAAGCCTTCCGCCAAAGTCGGATTCAACTGACGCATCCTTGCGTATGTCAACGCAGAAGCATCAATTTGTCCGCTTTGTACTTGCTGTTTGTAAATATCATACAAGGCATTGAATTGCTGTGCGTTGTTTTGTTCGACCTTGCTTACAATATCAGGCTCGATAATCTTCATTACCTGTTCAATCTGGTATGGTGTTCTGCCATTTTTCAGCATTTCCGAACGGGCAATAGCCGAAAGGCTTTCTTTACTAAGAGGAATATTGCTCAGATTCGCATTAGCAATCTGACCTTTCGCTGCAAGAGCTGTAGCGGTAATGGTGCGCTTATCTTCTTCAGGATTGTCAGTGCCGCTGTATTTTTGTACAACATAGTCCTGCTTCTCTGCTTTTAAATCTCGCGGAGCCTCAACCGCAGGAGCTGCAACGCCTTGCCCATTAGCGGATGCGTCTGAGGAAGGGGTTGCCTGTGGCTGAGGCTGAGAAAAATTTGCGGACGGCACCTGCTGACCGTTAACAGTTAAATTCTGCGGCTGATACTGCTGCGGAATACTGCCTGTTGCGCTAATAGCTGTGCTCTGAGGCTGAGCAAAATCCATAGAGCTTATAGTGCCTCCTTGAGGTGCTGCCTTGATGCCTTGGCCAAGGTTTATGCCGTTTGCACCTGCTCCGATATTACCCGCACTCTCATAAGTGCCATTCGTTCTGGCGAGCTGCTGTGCGCCTCCCGGCAAAGCTACCTGTTGACCGTCAACGGTTACATTGCCGCCATTAAGTGCGCCAATGGTGCCATCTGTTTGTCCGTATCCATCCATGTAAGCTTTCAGCGCATCGCTGATTGCGTTCTGGCCTTCGGCAGCCCCTTTCTTTATGCCTCTTTGATTGTAGTTGTTAGCCCAGATGGCTCCCAACAAGCCGCCAAGATTATACAACACGTCATTGTTTGTCGCGCCTATTGCAAAACCTGTGCTCGGGTTAATTTTCATTCCGTATGCGCCATAACTCATTCCGTATCACGCTCCTTACCATTCGTTTGTTGCGCCCTTGGCGATAAAACCGTTAGCGCAATATGTGTTGCTGCCTGTAATCTTGAGGTCATATACCTTACGCTCGCCACTGTACGCAATACCTTTGACTTTGCCTACGAACTTGAGGGTGTCTCCGATACGCAACATCGCTACATCACGCCATGTGCCGTCATTCAAAAGTAAGGGTTGCGTAAGAGTTGTACCTACATTACGCATAGTGCCTTCTTCGTCTTGGCAGATAACGATATAAACATCGCTGTAGTGTGGTTCCATAAATTCTGTAATTTCTTCCACGCTTTCTGTGTTATTTATGTGGTCGTAAGCCATTACCTTGTCGCCAACATTAAGTTTGCGAATAGCTTTAACTTCACCATCAGCAAGATTGATAGGCGTTTCTTCGCTAAAACAAGCGATAACAGAAGCTCCGAGGTTGAGAGCACCGCCGAGGAAACTGCCCCAACCGCTGCCGCCTTGACTTGCGGTGCTAGTTGTAGTGCCTGTGCCTTTCATTGCATTCAATGCACCCAATGTGCCGCCGCTGTTCAAGCCAAGAGATGCGTTCCACAGATTCAGAGCTGGCTGCTGAGCCGCCTGTTGAGCTGCAGCAGAAGTAGTAATGTTCTGACCAGCCAAAGAAGCCTGTTGGCCATACAAGCCGTTCAATGTGCCAATGTTGCTCTGATATTGCTGCGCCATGGTGTCGGCAGCGTTCTTGGAAATGTCGTTCATGGCTGTGTTTGTTACGCTGCTATTGAGGATGCCACGAGCGCCCAACCCACTGATAGCGTTGCCAACGGTGTTGTTTACGCCTGTCCGAATACTATTTTCCATGTTCTGCTGGTATGCAGACGGCAAAATACCTTGCGTCAGATTAGATACACCTTGTTGCGCTGCAGAGGTCTGCTGGTTGGCGTTTTTTAATAGCTGGTTGTAGTCGACTTGAATTGTACCCAAGCTATCTTGCAACAGCCCCCTTGCTACATTGTTCAGCCACAGTGCGTTAGGTGCAATGGCTTCGGAATAGTCGGCGGCTGCTTTTTGCAGTCGAACTTCCTGCTCTGTCGGCTTATAAGATTGTACAGTTGTCGAGCCGCCACCTTTTTTACCCATTAAGTCCACCTTCTTCCTGTAATTTTTCTTTCATTTTTTCGATTAGCGGGCTGGTTGCTTTGATGTTGAAATAATGAGTTACCCAATACTCTGTGGTATTAGTTTTTTCGTTGTAGCCCTTGTGGGTTATAACGGCTAATCTGCCAATATTGTCTTGACACCAATAACGATAGTGCCCATCCACATCTTCGCGTTCTAAAATTTCCCAACCGAAGTCTCGAATGTACGGTTCGACGTGGCGCACCAAGACACTTGCTACGCAGTCTAGTTGCATCGCAGCCGCTTGAAGCTCTGCGTAATCCAGCCAAAACTTTAAGTCGCCACAAATCTGGTAAATCATCAACATCTTGCTTTCTAAATCCGGCTTTGCTGTACAAAACCCTCGCTTTGCCAAATAAAAAAGGCGGTAGCCTTCTAAGACCTCCGCCTTGTCTTTAGTTTTTCTTTCGTATAAATCAACCCACTCTCGTAGGCTTTTAGCCTTCATGTCGCATACCGCCTTTCTGTGTTACAAATCCACCACGTCTAGCATGATGTGGTCAAGCTCAAATTTACTGTTTGACTGTACAGTTAGACTAATGCAGTCTGTGCTGTGATTGCATCTAACCTTGCGCCTACTGTTTGTCGGCATATCAACATGCAACCTATCGCCGATAGATACGGTTGCCTTCCCCGCGTGGTCGCTGGAGAATTTAGTGTCAATAGCTTTCACCAGCAGTTCGTCACTGCCTAATATATCTCTAGGTTTTACTATATAATCAATCGGCTCGCCATCATCCGTAGCGGCTTCATCTGTCCATAGATATAGGTTGTTGCCGCTTGCAACGTAGACATCATCCTTCGTTTCGAGGATTGCTTCCACAGGCACAGCAAACTTTAATACAGTAGCTGCATTGAGCGCGTAATTGTAAGCCACCCATGTGGTTTTATCAGACGTGGAACGAATCATCAGTGTCTGATGTCTACGCATATTGTAAAGTTCCGGTTCATATTGTCTGCGTGTCAGCAGCTTATTGAATTTAGCTCCCAAAGTAGACGGTGAAATATTGCCGTAGTCCTGTGTTGTACTAAGTGTCTTTAATCCGTTTAGGGAGAGGAATACTACCTCGCCACCAACATTTGTCGCACAGCTACCCGCTCTGAAAGCATTAGTAAGGTCACTGCCAGTCACAGGATTATACACACGCCAGCTTGCTGGTTCTGCATCACCCGCAAGTTGATAAACCTTGCCGCTGGATTTAAAGAACATAATATCAGTGGCAAGCGGCACAGCGTCCATGATATAGGAACTATCCTTGTCACCCACATCAATCCATTGCGAATAGGATTGGTCAGCAGAGTTCTCTGTCCATGCTGCATCACTCTTGGCGTCGCCTGTGCTTGAGAAAGTAACACGGCTGGAATTTCCGACTTTGATGATAGCCAGCCTACCGAAGCGATAGAACACGAGGTCTGCCTTAGGTGCGTTGTTTACAGTTTGCAGCACAGAACCTTGTTTAAACCCATAATACTGCAACACATCGCCACTTACGATAAATATATCCTCGCCAAAACGACAAGTCTTGGCTCTACCCTCGCCTGTTACCTTGCCGATATTTCTGCGTTGCGTTTCTACGTCCGATAACACAACATTGTAAGCATTGCGGTCATAGAGGAATACAAAACTTGTGTTGCTCTCTAAATCGTAGCCAAGAGATTTAATAGGATTGTCGTAAGAGCTAACGAGTTTCAAGCCACCACGGCCTACAAGACGCTGGGTGTCACGCTCGTACCACATATTCTGGCATTCCTGCATTTCGTTCTCGCCAATCTGCTCTGGCGGTACAGCAAGGTTTATACCACCATTTAAAGGCGACATTGCTACTTTACGCATTTCGTGTTTGTTAGAACGGCGCACTTTCAACTTCCTCCTTGCCTAAACTTTCCAAAGCATCATAGTAAAGATGGTAAATCATGCACATCTTCTTACGCAGGTAATCTGGAATATTGGGGCAGATACCGCGGCATTTTGCTACATGCTTGCATTCTGCGCACATCATAGGAATAACTTTATCTGGAAATGTAGCATCCCCTTTGTCTGCCATTACTTGGCAGAAATAACTTCTTCCTTGGCAGTCTAAAGTAATTCTAGCTTCTGCCCCACAACGCCATAAGTTAGGAATTTCTTTTGCTGAACTTCTGCTGCGGGTAATGTTTTTCAGATGCGGCGCACCGTTTTCAGCCAAACGCACAATTTCTTTGTAGCTTTTAAACAGCGTCGGGTACTGCTCTACACTTGGCATATACTCGATTGTTTCCGGCGCGGAAAGTTCAAACATTTCGTAAGACACCTCCCAATCACCTTTAATGTCTTTAGCAACCTTGCAGATGTAATTGTAAGCATCCACCATGTCGCAATTATTGCGACTTACCACGCAGTTAAACCCAGCAAAATGTTTAAGCTTCTGCAATTTTTTAATATATGCAGGAGACTGCATAAAGTCTTTACAACGCAGGTACTGCATTTTACCGTCATAACTAATACTGTATGACACATCAAACTCGTTAAACATCTGTACAAAATGCTCATCGAGCAGTGTGCCGTTAGACAATATATAGATTTCAACGTCTGGATAATGTTCCCTCAACATCTTTAAAACAACTTCCAGCCAAGGGTTTGCCAGCGGTTCACCGCCCCAAATACCTATTGTTGTAAAGTTGATTTTCGCCAACTTATCTAAAAGTTTTTCCGGTTCATACCCATTCCAATCCCAAATGTCACCGCCATTAATGCAATACTTGCAACGCAGGTTGCAGCGCGCCTGTGGCAAAACAATTCTTACCTGCCTGCTCATAAGCGCATCACCGCCCTGTCGACCTCAACCATACGCCCTTTATATCTTGTATGCGGGTAGCCAATGTAAGCGTTCTCACCTTTAAGGTAGCAGCACTTAATAAAGTTATGCCCATCATGCAGCTTAAAAGTCTGCCCTGCATAATTCAGATACATATTACCCTCTGCTTCTTCTACCGCAGGCCTACATACATCCAAGTGCATTTCCAGCATACCTTCGTCATCGACATTCGCTGCAAGCTCGCTGTACGTCGGCATATACTGCCAATCCAACGGATGCACGCAGTCTGCTGTCATGTAGGAATTGTCGGCATAATCATCGGTATCGCTGTCAAGGCTGAACTGCCCTTTAGGCAAAAACACTTTAATAAATACTCTGTTCTTATATCTATCTAGCTGCATGAAGCCATAAAGGCTAGTTACATTTAAGAATTCACTATGCGTAACATTCATTGCCTCACATAATGCTGAATAGCCATAATGCACGATAAGGCTGTTTGTGACAGGAGAAAACAGCACCATAGCCACATTTCCATCCGTAATCAGTTCTGGATTGATACGGACGGTTTTATGCGATGCTGGCTCATCATCCATAATGGTATAAGTCAGAACATATTCCTTGCCTTCTGTATTGAGCTTGATGCGTCCGGGAGCGTTCATCATATCCGGGAAAACAAATAAATCTTTTTTTATCACGGCAACTTCCTCCATAATCGTTTCAATTTATCTTCGGGCAAAGACGCAATGAAGTTTGTAAAAAACTCATACAGTCCGCGGTAAAACTTACACTCGATAGCGTGAGACAAACTCTGCACACACGCACCGCCACACATGAAGTAATAGGCGCACTTCTCGCACTCTGGAAAGCTCTTCTGCATATACCTTTTGTTTTTTGATGCAGGCACATTGCGGATATAGGAACAGTTAAAAGCATCGCCGTTAGCGTTTACCTTCATGCGTCTTTTACTCATGCAATATGTTTCCCCAAACTCGTAATCAGCCTTCAACAACAATAATAGCTGCATGAAGATTGACTCATAGCGTTTGTTGATTACTCCAAACTCATCGTAGTCGCGCCAGAACTTTCCAATAGCATATTTATATTCAGACAGCAGATTGTCTACATCTTCCAGCGTCAAGCCATATGCTTCATTCTTCTTGCTCGTATGATGGCAGATATGAGGAAAGAACATTAGAGGCCTTTTGATTCTGTTCTCTGCCTCGCAGAAGCCTCTAAGAATCTTCTTGAAGTCCGTATTCCCATGGCAGATGGTTGTGCTGATTCCCATATCTGGATAATCAATCACCTCTTCCAGCGGGTCAAACCCTCGTGGATTTTCGCCGAGTTGCCCGTCGAAACTGACTATAATTTTAAAGTTGTGCTTACGGAAATATTCGATATTGTCTGCGAGCAGAATGCCGTTGGTAGTTACTCTAAACTTCGCCTGTGGACAATGCTTAACTACTTTTTTTATATCGTCCATGTAAAGAGTAGGCTCGCCTCCGATAAAACGGATAGATTCTGGTTTTTTCTCATCTAGTAATTGCAAAAGTTTACCCGTAACTCCCGTTTCGTTAGCATCTGCTTCCCTATGACAATAAGCACAGTTCAGATTACATTTACTGCCGAGATAAATCGAAATAGCTTCCATGGTCATTGCTGCTTCACATCCAATCTGATTTCGGCTACGCCACTATACCAACGCCAGCCGAGTTTTATTTTCATTAAGCCCTCATAACCAAGCGCATACCAACGGAACTGACCTCTGCCATTCGCGAGCTTTACACGCTGGCAGTTTGTGACACCGCCTGTACATTCGATAAACACTTCCTCGTTATCTGCCTCGCGGTTCAGTTGCTCTGTAAAACCATTGGAGTATTTTTGCACTTTCATTTCGATGTACTCTCTGCCAGCCACATCAACTACGCCAGCAAGTTCATTAGTTTCACGTTCCTTGCGCTTATATTCTACGCCATCAATCGACAGACTATATGTATCCCAGAAAGAATGGCGCTTAGAACCTTGGGCAAAAACTTCATCCATATCAAGGTCTGCATATTCTATCTGCATATTCGGCCGCAGATGGAACACAGTATCTTCCTTGCTAAGTCTGAACAGTTGCACCTGTAATTCAAACGCACTGCCACTAATGGTATTTGTATCTACCTGCATAAGCACCATACCACCATAACGGTTTTCCACTTCCTCATATTTCATTCTGCTACCCATCGTAATCTGGTTTGTAGGCAGGATTTTAATGTTAGAGCGGTACTGTTTATTCTCTTTGTCGCGCACGAGGTAGCCTTCATCGTTATACAGCACGCTATATGTACTATGCGATTCCAACGGCACGCCGTGCTTGCCGATTTCTACGTAACCGTTATCTTCGCCGAACGGAGCTTGCACATGGATTGTCAATCTGCGGTCAGCAGTGATTCGTACTTCTGCCTTAAAAAAAGTATCATTTTCTCTGCAAAAAACTTTCATGTGTTGCTCACCTACTCTCCGTCATCGCTACAATCACACCTACACTTACAGTTGCAGTTGGAGCGAACCTCGCGAATTCTGTGCCAATGGCTTTGATTTACAAGGCGTTGCAATATATCCGCCAAGCCATAAGTGCCAGCGCTAATGCCGCTTTGTATTCCGAAATACTTCTCATATATGTTACCGCTGCCTTCTACAACATCAGAATTAGAGTTTGTACTAATACCTGTAAGTTCAAAAGCACGTTGCGTGCTACCGCTGAAATATCTCTTATTGTCGAAATTAGTGTTGGTGGTCAATGTCTTTTTTGTTCCGTCGCCTTGCGTAACCGTAATAGTCAAATCTTTAAGGCTTACGTCTTTTACGTAAGTTTCGTCAATTTTCTGCCCGCGACTATCTGCTTTGGCATTGCCCTCAAGAATACCAATGAACTTATATGCTGTCACGCTATGCTCATTCGGGTTAATCGTAACCTGCGTGTCCATCAGCACGCCGTCTGTAGCAGGGCTTAACTCCGATTTATTAATAACTATGGCATATTCTTTGCTCGAACTTGGAGCTGCCGATATAGCAACTTTATCGTTGTTATCGTTGTAAGGAATCTTGGTTTCCGCTCCGTCGCCGCGGGTAACGATAATATTCCCGTCCTTCGTAGTTACTCCCTTAACGTAGGTAGCGTCAATCCTCTGGTTGCGGTTGTCTGCTTGTGCCTGTTGTGCAAAGCTCGCGCTAGCCACCAGAGCCACCTTGCCACTCAAGTCCAACTCTACTTTCCAATCGTTATCCGCTACATAACGATACGTTTTCATTTGGTCTGTTCTGAAGCATACCATGCCCACGTATACGTTGTTTACAGGGAACGCGCTGCCAGCAAAATCACACGCTATCGTTTTGAAATTTTCGTTTATAGGTTTGCGACTATCTTTTATCCTGTCGCTGCCTGCTATATCTAATAGTTCTGGCATTATATCACCTCGTTCTTTGCTGTCATCAAAAAATATAGCGCTACAATTTTTTCCTCCCCATAAAAAACATTATTGTCAACAATGTTACTATGCTCCCGCATATATATCCTATGATAAAACTCATGCTGTCCTCCTATAAAAATGTACGACGTAGGCAGGTGGCTGAACGGTGGATGATGCGCCATAAATGGCGTTGGATTTGGAAGCGTCGAACACACCACCATTACAATAGTCTGCTGCATATTGTGATGTATTTTCTGGTAAAGTGTCATACATTAGCGAAGAATCCTTTGGGCTGTCTGGTTTAAAGCACCCTGTTACATGATTAAACAGGCTTAAGATTACACCATTATATGTACTCAAAGTACCTGTAATATTCGGCAGCCCCGCTGCAATCATTGTTCCCGCCGCATGATTAGCATCCGCGCCCTGCAACGTCCTGCCCTTGGCAATCTCTTCCCATGTGCCACGAGCAGGAGCGTTGCCAGTCGTAGCAAAGATACTGCCTACGGGGTAAATTAAATCAAATATTGCAGCAGCTCTAGCGTCAACTGCAATAAATTCTGCTGTGCCGTCTTTAGTCATAATACGTCCTTTCTCCGCCCAAACCCCCCGCGCGGGGCGGCCGGCGGAAAAACAAAAGGGGAG